CTTGACTAGAAATCCACCGTCCACTTGTTCGAGATTGGTTGAATTAAGAACATAAGCCATTCTGCGCTCCTTTCTCGTCTTCAACTAAGATGTCGTCCCTAATCTGCAATGCTTCAAAATTGTTGTACAAGTGGTCAATGTAGCCATTGCCTCCAAGAGCTTTATAGCTTTTGTGCATATTTTCGACTACATAGAACTCGTCCTTTGTGGTAAATCCACGACGGATAGCCCTTCGAATGTCACGATCAAGACGCATCCTCATCGTAACAAGGTGCGCCTCGTCGTGTAACTTCAGCTTCTCTTGGACTTCGTCAATTTTGGCGTTGCTGTCGCATGCAGTTTCTTGGACATCTTTGATTTTACCTTTGACATCATTCAATTCTGAAATAATTTGGTCTGTCTGTTCCTTGGTTTTCTTCGGCATTTTATAACCTAGCCAAGCCACGACAATCGGCGTGGCAACTGGTAGCACGTTCATAAAAAAATGCTCTGTTGATTGTAAGACGTCCATAAAGCACCTCTATTCTTTAGGCTCAAACTTCCATGCTACGCCTGTTCCGTCCATTTCAAGACGACCATTACGAGCGAAGTCGCTAACTGGTTCGCCGTTGTATGTGAATTCACGGTTAAGCTGAACCAAGACACGCTTGCCTTCACCGTTGACTTCCGCATGATTAGGGTCTTCGATAACAATTAAGTCATTTGCCATATAGCGTTTTCCAATTTCTGCCGTTGGAATTAAATCTGCCAAAATTTTGTATGTTGTACCGTAAGGAATAACCTTACCAGTTACCAAAGCTAACACTAAGGCATGGCTGATTTTACCAAAACGGTCAGTTTCTTCTTTATTCTTCTGAACAGTCTGTTCTGTAGCTGTCTGTTTCGCTTCAGTTTCAGCAAGTTTATGAGTTGCTTCTTCCAATTTCGCTTGCGTTTGAACGATAGCGCTCGCTGGGTCTAGTTCTGCCTTAACCACATCAAGCACCGCTTGAATAAGTACTTCCTGACTTTCGTGAGTGCGGTCGCCAGACAATCCTGCTTGCTCATAGCTATAGCGTTGCCCATGCTCTTTCTTGATTGTCACGATTGTGACATTTTCAGGTTGACGGAAATAAGGGTTATTTGCTAATTCGTAAGTTTGTGTCATTTGTTATTCTCCTTTTTGCATCTTAGCTTTAGTTTCTTCAAATAGTTCTTTGAGCGCTGGGTCGTATTCCAGCACTTCGTTCATTGCTTTTAATTCGCTTGTTGCAAGTTGATAAAATGCTTCGTTTTGAGCCGATTCCAACTCACTTTTAGCCAATTTAGTTGCTAGTGATTGTAATACTAGTTGATTGATTGCTTCATTCATGCTATTTCCTCCAATTTTTGATTGAGTTCTTGAATGGCCTTAATTAAATAAGGCACGAGTTCAAATGTGCGATACGAGTAAGCACCGTCCGGATTTTCAAAAAATGCTTCAGGAGCGTACTTCTGGACATCCTGCGCCATGATACCGCATGAGATGTCTGTGGTTTTCCCATCGTACTCTTTGCGATAACTGTACGTCTTCAAACTGTTGATAACATCAAGACCAGAGACTGTACTAGCTTCGATATTATGCTTGTAACGACGGTCTGAGATTTCTTTATTCATCTGGATCCAGTCGTATTTCCCGCTGTCAGGATAGAGATAGAGATAGTTGTTGTGCGCTTCGATAGATGTATATCTAGACGAGCTTATCCAATACCCAAACTTACCACCTGAAGAACGACTGTCATAAAAAATTCGGCCGGTAACTCGAAGATTTCCATTTACAACTGGAGTATTCCAAAAATGTGCGGTATTATAACAGTTCATTTCACCGTTATTTTTAACAAACCAAGCATTGTTTCCAGGATTATCCCAATTATTCCCCCAGTTGACCCAAAGAGCAGTCTGGTACCATCGGCCAGAACCATTACTCATTCCGACAGCGAATTGATTCGTCCCAGTCAACCAGTAAGCAGAAGGATCCTTATCATGCGTACCAATTTGGAATCCTCCGATTCGACCCTTATAACCCTCAAGCAAGGTCGCAGACACTACAACTGACCGAAGCTTGTTAATAAAGGCCTCTTTAGCAGCAAGCGCATCTGTGAAGATGTTACTTGCTACTAGCTTGTTAGCAAAGGCTTGGTCCATTCTCACTTTATCGGCAGTCACGGCTTCAGCATCCAAAACAACAGTAGTCACTGAACCAGATTCAAAATTACCTGTAGTAAGCTTGTCAACCATAGCTGACTTGATGACTGCTTTATCAATCAGAGTTTCGCCAGTGATATGGGTCAATTTACCAGTGATACGATTGTGCCCATTAGCGCCAAGATTGATTCCTGAAATCAAATCTCCAGCTGAGTTGATATTTTGAACAGACCATGAGCCTGCTAGTTGACTCTGAACGGTGCGAACAGCTTCAGACATGTCATCTAGTTGACTAGCTTTATAGCCATTTGTTTGAGACGCACGAACAAGCATAACCTCTTTGATTTCTACCCAGCCATTTTGAGCTAAATAAAAATAAAGCGGATAAAGTCTACTATCTCCAAATTCAAAATCTCTGTTAATAGTGTATGTTGAATTGAACTCTTGCCAACTGCTTGAAACTGCAGTCGAACTTGTGGCTACATCTGAAGCTAAAGCTGTTTCGTTTGATTGGTGATTTTTGGCCACAACCGTGAAAATATGGTCTAATCGTCCCATGATACGATACTTAAAATTAAGAGTATAGGTCTCGCCTCTGCTCATCCTATCGATGTAGAGCGGTAACGTGAATCCTGCAAATGTATACCCTGAATTTCCAGTGCAACGAATGGTAAATATACCGTTATTCACGAAAACTCTCTTAGTATTGCCTTCGTTGACAAGTGTATTCCTGTCCATCGACTTCGAACGGACGATTAAGTTATTGTCGCTTCCGATATTCTTTGCGACCTCAACCTGAAACAACTGATTAGTCAAAGCCATGCGAGCGACCTTATCAGCAATACCATTTTCAGTATTACCTAAAATCCTCTCGTATAGCTGGCTGGTCTCTCGAACTTGCTGGAAATCCGTTTGATTAGCCTTGCCAGCAATCTGAGATGTGATGCTTGCGAATTGACCGTCTACTGTCTGCTTGTACTGAGCAATCTTTGTGGCAATATCGTTGTTCGTCTGCGTACTTATCGCACTAAAACGACGTTCTAGACCTCTCACATCTTCTTGATATGCCGATTTACCAACAAAATCACGAGTGACCAGCTCACGGACTGCTGTCGCTTGTCGTGCACTCTCTTCTCGAGCATAACGCTGCAATCTCTCTTGTCGCTGACCGTCTTTATCGACATACGTTTCAATCGTACCAAGCTTGGTCAAGATACCGTCTGCGGTGCTCTTAACTTCATTCAGCTTCGTACCATACTGATTTTTAAAACTTTCAATCTGGCTGAGAGCATTTTGAGAAGAGGTCTGCAGATTAGTAATGTCTGCTCTTGCTCGCTCACCAATCCGCTTGGCTTCTTGAGCGAGTGAACTGCTTGCACCAGCACTTCGTAGGGCCTCTTCGGCCTTGCGCTTAGCTTCTTGAATTGAGGCATTATCGAACGACTGGAACTTCTTGTCAATTTCGCTTGAAATTTGACGCTTGACTTCTTCGGCTCTTGCTTTAGCGAGTTCGAATTGATCATTAAAATCTTTTTTGATTTTTGAGACCTTTTGGTCAAAACCTTTATCTGCTTCTTCAATTTGATTTTGGATTTGTTTTTCAAATTCGTTGAATTGCACAATCTTCTTCGTTATGCTTCCTGCATATGAATACTGTGCATCATTACCGGCTTTACTGTCTGCACTAATACGACCACGCAAACCGCCCTTAAATGTGAATGATTGACTCAATACAGGCGATTTGAAGGTTTCGCCAGTGTTTGTCTTGATGGTCACCCATTCACCCACGTTAAGCAAGAGATGGCCTTGATAATTCAAATTGAACGGATAATAGCGAATGTCCTTGATCTTGTGGTAAAGGTTATCTAAAACCGTTTGAGACATGAACAAATTATCCAATTCTAACGAGCGACCAGTACGCATGCCGACTGCAAGAGTCTCTTTCTCTTTCTTGCAACTTATCCCAGCAATCTGATACTGAACCTCGCTCTTGGTCAATCCGTGCATAAAGTAGCTATCTGCTGTAATTGTGATACCTGAGTCAGTCAGTTCCTTGATTTCGAGTTTACCCTCTCGATTAAAAAAACAAGACATCCCAAGCATCTGAGTAGCTAGACTCAAAACATCTCTGAATGTCATTTTTTTATTTTTGGGAATCTGCTCGATTCTGTAATTCATGGAGGTAATGTCCATGTATTCATTTGCTAATGTAATACCTGTTTTTAAGCAAATCTCTTTGATTACGTGTCTGATTTCAGCTGGATAAGTCAAATCCGTTACATGTTCACGGTTAAGCTTGAACATTCCATCCATAAGGTCAAGCTTGGTCGTTTTACGATTTCGGTCAATCTCAATGTCGTTGATGAAGTATTCACCCATTTTGACCCATTCGTAGGTTCCGTCTACCAAAAGGCCGATTTCAGGGTAAATCTTATCTAACTTATTGAAAGTGGTAATAATGCTCGTAAAGACGATTTTAGAACTGCCTGCGCATGTTCCGCCCGGCTTGTATGTATCACCCTTGATATAGCCATAATCAAAATGAGCCTCTTTAATGTCACTGGATTGGTAAGCGCCGACTCTGATAGCAAGAGTACGATTTTTAGCGAACATCGCTTCATTGAATTTCTGTCGTCTGAATATATCCATGTTCTACCTACCTCTCTACCAGATTAAATTTTGCACCCGACCATGGTTTGAATTTATCAGTAAATGAATAACTCGGAGCCGTCCTATCACCGACATAAAAAGTCCCTGTTGTTTGACCTCTTACTGGATCAGGATAAGATACCTCAAAAAAGACCGCTGATACGGCATTTAAAAGCTGACTCATTTCTTCCTGAGTCAGCATGCCCCATTCGCAGTCTAATTTGCGCTTAGTCGTAATACGGTCGCGCACCATGTCTCCATTGGCATTACGCCCTGTTTCTCCGTCAATATCCTGAATACCAACATGAAAAGATTTGGGAGGCTTAACAGCCACCCCATTGATAATTAAGCGTGCCATTTTACCTCCCTTTAAATGTTAAGCAAGACTTGTCCTGCACGTTCTTGTTCTCGATTTATTTCTTGGATGGCCACACGACCAAATTCGTGTCCACCAATCATGATGACGATGTCTCCGCTACCGCTGAAGCCTGCAGACTGTGGTAAGCCACCACCTAAGGCGTTGACTACCGCACCACCTACAACGCGCCCCATAGTTTGCAAGAATCCAGTATTTTCAAGAGGCATAACGACCTCTTTACCAGCTTCTCCAATCATGGCTACAGTCGGACTATCAACAATACCACCACGGGCAAGACGAGGCAGACTCACATATCCAATCCCACCAAGAGATACACCAGGGATTTTGTTAATCATGCCAATAACGCCATTGATCATGCCAATGAAGCCATTGACTACATTTTCAATAGTCCCAAGAACACCATTGACTGCACTTCTGAAGGCCCCGCCTACAGCGCTACCAACTTTTTGTCCAGCGTTGACAAATATGCTTTGAACTGTTGACCATACACCATTGAAGAAGCTACCAATTGAACTAAACGCGTTCTTGACTGCATTATAAGCACTAGTGAACGTGTTCCCGAACCAAGCAGAAACGTTTGCAAGAGCATTAGTCACATCTGCCCATCTCTCGCCAAACCAAGAACCTAGTTTGCTAAAGATGTTTGTTAAACCAGTCCATGCCTTTTGGAACATATCTGTAAACCAAGTTCCTACATTCGCTAATGCGGTTGTAGTCTCATTCCAACGCTCCGTGAACCATTCTCCGAGAGGCGTGAAAATAGCCACGATACCATCCCAAATTCCTTGGAAGATTGCTACAATCGTATCCCATATAACTTTCAAAACCGCTACTGTTAAATCTAACAAAGCTGTGAGAAGCGTTGATAGGATGTTCATGAGGGCATCGCCCGTTTCGGTGAAACCGTCGAAAATCTTACTCATATCACTCGTAAGAATACCGGTGATAATATCAAATACGCCCTTGAGGAAGTCGGCTATGCCTCCGAATATATCAGCGACCGTGTTGAATAATACACGGAAGACTTCTCCGATATATTCAAGAGTTGGAGCCAGAACTCTCGTCAATTGCTCAACGATAAAACCAATCACAGGACCTACGTAAGCATTAATGACTTGTGACATTTCTTGGAAGCTTGCGACCATGTCCAAAATCTTTTGAATCAATGGTGAAATGTGCTTACCGATTGTATCTGAGAAACCTTGACCGAGTTTCTCTATAACGGGTTGAATATGATTGTTCCACCCGTTTACAAACAAACCTATAATGCCTGATATAGCTTTCGCTGATGATTCAATCGTTGGGCGAATGTAATTATCATACACACGACTGATTGAATCTGACAGGTCATTGATTGCTTTTTCAGCACTTTCGAAAATAGGAGCGATGCTGGTTAAAGCACTTGAAAAAGCTTCAGCAATGCCAGGCATGTTATCAGTAACAATTCGCTCGATTCCTTGCATGAGGTCACCGCCGAGTTTGAAACCAATCTCCACAATACTAGCTTGAATAGCTAAAACAGCAGACACAATCGAACTTCCGATACGAACAGCGCCAGTCGATGTTATGACGTCATAGAAGCCATCTGCAAACACCTGAGCAATGTTTCCAGCTGACGCAAACATATTACCCGTGTTCTCGAATTGAGCCACAAGCGAGCGAATAATACGCTCTTTTTGACGACCTAAGCCGTTCGCTATGCTTTCAGCAAGAAAGACACCAATACCCAGACCGATAGTAGCTATTGAGCCTGTCACTTGCCCTAAAGCATAAGCGATTTTTCCAGCCATTCGGTCAAAAGCATTCACAACCCTAGGATCAGTAGCGATTTCCTCAAGAGTTTTCTTGATTCGTTCTAAAGCGGCTTTGATACGTTCAATACCTTCTGGCCTAAACGCTGCATCAAAACCTTTTTTGAAGAGGTCGAACAGCCCTTTTAACTTATCTCCAAGACCGTCAAAAATGCTCTTGAATTGGTTGCCCATGTCGGTCAACTCGACTTCTGGCAAGATGTCTTTGAAAGGTCCGCCACCGCCTCCCTTTCCTTTACCACCTTTGCCTCCGCCACCGCCTCCTCCGCCACCAGTACCGCCTGTATCGTCGTCTTTTGGCTTTTGTAAGATATTAATCTCATCAAATCCTATAAGACCAAGCAATTCTTTAGCAGCTTTCTTAGCGTTTTTGGCTGAGTCTCCAAGATTGTCAGCAAGTCCTCCTGCTGAGTCTCCTGCGTCTCCGATTGCGTTTCCTAAATCATCTGCACCTCCTGCAGCGTCTTGCATGGCGTTTCCTACGTTGCTGATTGCTCCTGCGGCTCCGTCTTTTACCGTAGCTTTCTTGTTGAACATCAAAGCGATAAACTCAGCGAGTTTAGCCGTCACATTCTTCAATACCATGGCAAAAGAGTTTAAGACAGGCATAATTGCATTGATAATCGGTAACATAGAGTTACCAAGGTTCAATGCACTATCTTTCATCAACGACTTAAACAGACTGATACTACCGTTGACTGAGTTGGATAAGGTATCGCCATACTTGGCTGTAGCCTGTTCTAAAATTGCCATAAGGCGGATTTGTTGCTGGGTCTGATAGTCCAACTGTTGCCAGCTCTGCCCATTCGCAAAACGTTTAAAAGCTTCAGTAGACTCAATCATAGCCACATTGACGTTGATTCCTAGGTCTTCTCAATAATGTTATCGCATGGCTTTTTATCCATACTTCTTACAATTTCTTGTAAGTTCGGCATATATTTTCACCTACAACCGAATTGTTTAGGTGCTTACCACTCGTGGGGATATTTTATTCTATACTTTTTGGCAAAACAAAAAGCACAGGTTCAATCCCTATGCTCTACGGTGACTAAGCCTTTTTAATTGCTTAGTTTACCTCGGTATCGTCATGTTTTAATTACTTAAAATTTAGAGTTCTACCGATTTTGGTAAGTTCTTAATCCGCCTATTTCTAAGCGGTGCGACAAAAGTCTATCGCTTCGGTGTTCCCTAGCAAACCTGAGCGAATACGTTCCATAACGTCTGTAATCGTGCGCCCTGAGCCTTCAGCAACAACTGCCGATGTTTGCAGCATCTTAGCAGTATAGGCGCTTAGCTTGTTGGTATCTTTGATAAATCCAGAAAATAAGTTTGAGTAGACTGCACCGTAGTTGGTCGCCTCACCCACGCCCATGTTCATAGCGTTAGCGTTATCGTTAACCCATTTTAAGAAAGATTGCGAACTCTCGCCCATCTGTCGCTTGATTTGGTTCATAGACGCTGATACTTCAAGAGCTGTCTGCGCTGAATACATCCCAACATCAAGCAATTTCTTACCAAGGATTGCAAAACCAGCGAACTTAGCTAGCTTGCCAAACACACTACCAATAGAGTTCGACTGTTCACGAACTTTGGCAGTAGCATTTTTCACTTGGTCAGATGTTCCTTTAACCTGATTCTCGACTTCTTTCATCTTCTTCCTGAAAGGCGCTATCTCAGCGTCAATCATGACTTTCAATTCATCAAGAGTTGCCATTCACTTCCTCCTTTCTTTTGCGATTGTGTCTTTCTGCAAAATCACGCATCCGTTCCTTATGTAACAAAAGCGCTTGTCTCTGTCGTTCCTGTTCTACCGCTTTCTGTTCTTCTACAAATAACTCAGGGGCATATTCCCAGAACTCAAAGACCTTGGCATCTTTGGATAACAATAAAGAAACGTGGTTGGATATCATCTGTGAAAGTCTGTATGAGTCAATAATCTTTTCTTTACGCTCTTGGATTTTGACACGGTTGTAGCTTTCAATCATTTCTCTGATTTCAAGCACCGTCAAATCCCAAAAATCAAGAGGCTTGCCCCCGATGTCTAAAAACATAGGATAAAGCCTCTCAATAATCTGCGTTACCGTTAAAATTACTTGACTACTGTCATTCTCTTCTTGGAAGTTTTCTTGTCCTTGCTTCCTCGTGGAGTAAAACCCGATACTTCAAAGAGAGGCATCAAAACCTCTGTCATGAAGGTTGTTTGGTCTCCACCATTATCCACGTATTCATCGTACAGATAATAGACATCTTCAAAGGAATACCCATGTTCATACTGCTGCAAGGCTCCATGAACTAACAACAGCATAACTTTCAAAGGTGGCAAAGTGAACTCTTCGCCAGCCTCAGGCATGAAAATCTTCAGTAAATTCATGCCGATTTTTTCTTCCACAGTTGCAGCCTGATGAGATGTCAAACGCAGCTTCAACTCTTTTTCGTCAGTAACTTTCCAAGTTGTGTATTTTAACGCCATTTAATTAACCTCCAATTCCGTCTACAAATTCCAACTCTGACTGCAAAGCAATTTTAAGGGTGAACTCGATAACGGCATTGACACCGCCACCGCCAAGCTTAACAGATACTTGACCTTCAAAATGAACTTTAGTGTTGTCTGGGTAAGTTTGTTCAAAGAAAAGTTTTGTCTTGTTGTCTGCCGCTGTACGCAAAACACGATAAGGTGCGGTTGCGCTATCGTTCTTGTAAGAGAATTTGTATTCCAATTCCCCCGCATCACCGATACCGAACTCATACTTCTTAACTTTATCTTCAAGAGTAGTGTTCTCTACTTTTTCAGGCTCAATACCAAACTCTGGTACTTCTTTCAACCCAGCAAGTTTAGTATAAGTTCCTTTAGCTGTACCATAAGCTAACGTAATTCCATTTGCTAACATGTTTAATTCTCCATTCTAAATTGAAAAACAAGCTCTGAGTCTAAGTCAATGACACCTTCAAAACGCATGACCTTATGTCTCAAATGTGACGGGTCTGGCACGTCTTGGCAGTCTGTTCTTCGTAAACCTAAAGACTCAAAAATCTGATTGATTTTAACAGCTAACTCACTAGTGCTGGTATCATCAAAGATATCCACCTTGTAGCGGATAGAAGATTTTTGTTCCTTGTTGTCAAACCAATCTCCTGGCTTGTTTTGTTCTTCTAAAAAAATAACGACTGGGAAAGTCTCCCAATCGCTAGGATACGTATCAGTCACATTATCTGCGACCTTTTGCAATTCTTTATAAATAACAGGCTTGATATTGATCATTATAATTGTTCTCTTATCTTTCTACGCACATAATTCGAAATATTCTTAGACACACGCTCTTGATTGTCTCTCAAAGCTGGATAAAGATAAGGTTGGGCAGGTTGACCATACATCTTGTAGAACTCCCCAATCTTTTGAAAGTGGTAAGGTCCTACATTGATTTGGTCTTCATGCACATACCACGGGCTAGACCTGTAAGCCACGCTGACCTCTGGAGAGATGCCAGAATGGCTAGCCTGACCCTTGGGTCCTGTTCCAAACTCTACGTATGGCGCATAGTGTAGATTTGTGTAAACCTCTCCTATAGCCTTATCTCCGTCCATTTTTGCTCTAGTTTTGATACTGTTTCTAAGCTCTCCGTTGTTGCCTGGTGCTAGTCTTTTAGCATCAGCCTGGACAACCTTTTTAGCAGCATTGTGAACCGCACGTAAGACGATATCCTCACCAGTTTTTTTACTAGCCAATCGTCTACATTTAGCTATGAGCCTATCTGCCCCTAGTAGCTCTGACACGCTCTAACTCCAAAACTTGATGATGTGTATAAACCTTCTTAGAAATAACCCTATGAGTCACTTCCGTCGGGCTATCGATACACACACCATCCTTTACTTTGATAGTAGCTGACTTGTTGGCATTTGCGTTCAAAATATCATTGACACGCTCGCCATACAGCTCAGATTGTAGTTTACTACTAGCTGGCCACAATTCAAGACGGACTGTCTCAGCTTCCTTGGCATATCCTTCTTTTGCGACACCTTCCTCTGTAACAGTCTTTTCAAACCGTCGCATTGGATAAGGTTTCAGTCTACTCTGCTTCAAAAACATGGCCTGCCACCCTTGCTAGTCTATGCATGCGTATACGCTGTAAAAGGCCCGTAGACAGGCCGTTTTCTCCGTACACTACTGCTATACCACCTTCGGTTCTAGAATGCTCTCCTTCCGCTCCTGAACGGTTGTGGATTTCAATAGCAACCTCAGGTATTAAAAGACTTAAAGCAGGTGTCAAAGATGTGCGATTAGTCTCTGACAAGATAAGATTTGTAGCCCTTGTTTGGAGCAACATGAGAAGCTGAGTATCTTCTTCGCCTGTTAATTTCTTCAGCAACTCTATAGACATTTTAAACTCCTCCTTGACTTAAAGGCGTAGTCTCTCCCGATACATACACTTGAGGGGCCTGAACGGTACTGACTGGGCTATAACTTACTGGATTGTAGCTTTCAGTACCGCCTACTTCCTCAAGGATATCTGATACCGATACGCCATTGCTTGCAAAATTTTCTACAAGTTCAGCATAGCGTGTATCAGTAAGGTCAAGCTCTTCGCCCGCAAGTCGTTTCACGTTGGCTTCCCAATCGTAAAAATCTTGTTTGATTTTAAATTTCACTTTTTAAATCCTCCAACACCTCTACAATTTCAGCCTTTGATAACTTATAGGCTCCAGCTATGCCAGCTTCTTTAGCTAGATTCTTCAACTCTTCTAGAGTCTTATTCTCTAAATCAGAATACTGGCTAGCCTGCTCCTCTTGGATATAATGACGTCGTAGCAATAAGCTCATATCATCACCTCTTACTCACCGAATTTTACAACTCGTGTAGGGTCGTAAAGATAAACACCGTAGTGTTCATCTCCTGTGATTACAGTAGTCTTCTTCAAGATATCGCGGTCTGTTTCGATAACCACGTCGCGTTTAAGCAAGATTACAAAAGCTCCGTACTTGTTAGCGTCGTCTGTCTGAGTTTGACTTGGTGACACTTTAACAAGGAAGCCTTTACCTGCATCAACTTTTTTAGAGCGCACGATTTGTACACCGCCTGCTTCACCGAACGTTCCGGATACAACCATATCTGCGCCAAGCTCCGAACCTTTAGTCCATTCTTTTGCTACGTCAGTTTTTAGTTTGATAGCATCTTTAGGGTTGATGATAGCAACATATCGCGCATCTTCTTCGTCCTCAAAAATCTCAAGAGCTTTATCAATAGTCGCTAGAGTTGTTGGAGCCTCTGCAACGTGCTGTGTTGCAGTCTTAGCTACTGCGACCAAATCATTATCAATCTTGTTAGCGATAGCCAAACCAAGCTGGTAAGTAGCTTGACCTAGTGGGTCTCCAAGACCTGACAAAAGAGCTTCATCGGTAACTTCATAACCTTTAGCAGCCTTTTTGATGGTCATAGTGGTCTTTTTAGTAGTCAATTGGTCTGGAGAAATAGCTTGACCTTCTCCAACCTCTGTCGCATCTCCTGCGTACTCCCATACTGGAACTGTTAGAGTGTCCCCTGGCTGTCCTTCAAGCTCTGTTTCCACATAAGCAAGTGGAGTGAATTTAATCATTTTAGGTAGTTTAGCGGAAACCATGTCCGCCATCACTTCTGGGTTAACCATAGTGGCTAATTTAGTTTGTCCTGCTGTCATTTATTTTAACCTTTCAATTTCTTATAGAGTTCCGGGCTCTTTTGATAGAGTTCATTTCGACTCTGATAACCCATACGAGCAAATTCTTCTTTTGTGATACCGTCGCTGTCAACTGGTGCTTGCTTCATTGGAGCTCCACCTTTTAGCTTTTCTTGTACGCCTTTTTGCACGGCTTGCTCCCATGATTTCTGCAATACAGCGACAGACTGCGATACTGTCTCTGCGCTTGTCAAATCAACTACATTCACTAACTCAACAGGTAAGTCACGTTCACTTAGCATTGCTCTAGCTTCTGCGGTCAATTCCTTACGGGCAATAGCTTTTTCACGGTCAGCTAGTTCTTGCTCACGCTGATCCAACTGATATTTCTGTTTCTCGTCAGCGTTCATCTTAGCAAGCTTCTTAGCCTCGTTTTCCTTGGCTTCTTGCTCAGCTTCCCATTTAGAGCGCTCGGCAGATAGCATCTTACCGATTTCAGCACGAGTGAAAGTTCGTTCGTGCTTTTCTTCCTGCACTGTATCAACATTTTCTTGAGTGTCGACAGTCTCAGTTGATTCAGTAGATACAGTTGCATTGGTTTCTTCTGACATAATTGTCCTCCAGCGATTACGTCGCCACTCGATAATCTCGCTTTACGTCCGGCGACGGAACAGTACAGCTTTTAATGTCATCGGTACAGTTTGGACAATATAAAAACCGTACGGGATTCCATACGGTTAGAGCATAAGAAAACCGCCTCGATTTCGATGCGGTTAGGTTATTTTTTAATTTCTTTAACTTCTTTGATTACTTTTTTTACAAATGCTATGATAAACAGCATTAAAAACAAAAATACCAACCACCCGAAAGCGATTGATACCCAATCCCAGATAAACATGTCTTTACTCCTTTCTTAGTTATAATCAATCAACTTCATACGATAATGAAGAAATGTCGGTTAATATTTTAGGTAGTAACTCAATCGCACTGAACGTATCCGTCCCATAAATATCTAACTATAATTTAACTGTCGCTGAGTCTGCTGAGTCATTTTCGCTTGATCCTGAAAATTCTACGTTAGTTATCCCAATTCTTTCTATATCCATTTTTAATCCTTTCTGGGCACGAAAAAAGCACTTAGATTTCTCTAGGTGCTTAAGAGTAGTGGACGGTGTGCCTGTCCCGTCATCTCATACTATGAAGTTGCGTAGCGACACTATCATCTCTACCTCACTTCTCTTTAGAATAATTATATCAAATCTATTCATTTTTGTCATAGATTTTTTTGTTTTTCTTAAGTAGTCTTTTCAGAGTTTTGTCAGACACTCTCATAGCTGTTATTATTGAATTGTCAAAGTCTGTATTTGATAATCTAACAACTACATTTACACTATTCCCAAGACTTTTACCTAAAACTAAAATGCTATTATCGTTTTTATGATCTATCAAAATCATATCAGGCTTTTTTATTACCCCATGAACAATTCCCTCTACATCATCACCTATATCAGAATGACCTTCCAATATATGTTCTAACCGTTCAGGTCTCAAAACTATTCTTGAGTTATTAAAGAAATCAAAGTGGCTGAAAACTTTTTCTTCAGCTGCTTTAGGTAACTTTTCTTCAAACAATATATCGCTAGTTGTTTTAGGTATTCCTTCAGCATGTTTGATAGACTCTATATTACCATCCACATACTTGCTATACCACTCTTTATAAGTCATATCAGCAGGTACTAGCTCGGTCTTACCTGTCACTGGATTCCTTGCTCTGCGCTTCAACTTGCTGTAGTCTGCGTCCTCGTCATATGCGACAGTAGTAGACCTACACCACGGATGCATAGGCGGACAATTGACGCCAGGGACAGCCTTATCCCTGTCATAGACCTGATTGTCATGCTCCTGGCAAATGCGTGATGTACGCTTGTCTAAGACGGCCACAAAGATATACTTCTCTATGTCTGCTTCTTCATAGCTGAGTAGCTCCATTTGGTTGTGAAAAAAGGCTGATTCCGTCCGGACCAAACGCCTTGCATCATTCTGACCTACATTGAACCGCTCAGCGATTGCTTGTGCAGTTTCTCGTGTATCTCGCCCTGTCATGAGACTTATGAGGAGTTCATCTTTTATGCTAGAAGTAAGTTTTCCTGTGTTCTTCCAGATGTCTGTCGAGTAGGTACTTCCATCTCCTAGCCAACTAAAAGACTGTAGATGTTTTATCTCTCTCTCAGGAAGCCCAGAAAAGCCATATGCTAATCCTGTCTGCTGCTGCAGGTCAAAGGTAGCCTTGTAGTAGCTATCCTTCATCAGGTCGCTATAAAAGGCATCTGAGCCTGTCTTCTCTGAATGATAGATAGATTCACGCATACGGTCTAAATCGTCGCTCAAACGTTCTAGGCGCTTCATACGGAAAGAATAAGCTGGACTATCTAAGTCAGCTAGTAATCTTTGGATGTTCGGGTCATTCGGTCTAGCTTCAAGTACCTTACGAAGTTCATTCAGGTCTTTCTTGTCTTTCATGTTCTTTAGGACTTGTCTAGCATCTACCTGACTTAAACCATAATCACGTTGGAACTTATCGAAAATCTTATTGATTTCCTTATCCAAGTAAGTCTTAGCTTCCTGATAGACCTTATCGAACTGGTCTGCCTGCTTTTCGGCCTTGTCCATCTGTTGGTAAATCAGATCGGCTTTCCTCTTCGCCCAATACTCCTGATTCTTCATCCTCTACCTCATCTTCGGGTTTCGTGTTGTCTTGGTTGAACATCGGCATGTCTTCCATGTTCTTCTTTTTCTCTTCTTCCAAGGCTTCTAGCTCAGCATCAGGGTCTTCCACAAACGGCAAGAGAGAAATAAGCTGCCTGTTGGTCACTTTGCCTTCCAAGTTGTTCACAATCTGAGAGATTTCCAGTAAGTTCTTAGGTAAACCGCGGCTAAACTGCGGAACGATTGAATGAGACTCTAGTGCAATCTGCTTCATGCCTAGGTAATGAGCAAAAATCGCAATCCGCTGGCGTAATCCACGCTTGTAGTTCGCTTCTTTGGTCTTGGTAATCATCTCAAGGCCCATCAGCTTGAATTCCATAGCTCAATTTTGTTACCGTAGAGGCTCTTTATCCTCTACTTCTTACGGTTTCCCGTAAGTTCAGACTATCTCTTCACCCTTATCAGGGTGTCGGATTTCGTGGATATTTCTGCATATAAAAAAACGATACTATGTACCGTTTCTCACTTAGCTTACTCTATCTAGTCGTTAAACCTTACTGATATTTCTACCAGCAGTGGTAATTGATTAGCTTCAGTAATATGTCACAAATCTCCCTTTTTCATCTCGAACAATTGTCTTACCAGACATGTCCACACCTTTTGAAAATTGTCTTAAATCGTATTTTTTATAATTCAATAAGATATCATCTATTGTTTCATCATTAACGATTATATCATCTCGTTTTATGGAACGATAATATCTGTAGACAAGAGTTGAAAAAGAAATGTTGTTTTCTTCAGATAATTTTTTTAGATAGTCTCTCAAGATATATCCCTTATACTTAACGTTATCAGAACGATTACGTTTATTGGTATGTTCAGGAACCCACCTACAATTACTTGGTGAGTAATCTTTGTCATTATCTATCCTATCTAATTGCAAACCGAATTCTACTCCGTTTTGCATTGCCCAACTTCTGAACTTAGCTACATCACTAAATTCATCAGAAACACCTATTCCACGTTTCCCATACCATTTATAAGCCCAATGTTTTTCATCATAACACCTTGCTAACATAGAGTAATAAACTTGATTTAGATGTTTGTGCATTTTATCTTTTATCATTCATTTTCTCCTAGATTGTTATACTCTTATTATACCATAACAGAATATAAATTTCTAGGTTATTACTGTTTTGCGCCTTCCAATTTTAACCCGATTTATTACCTCAAAGTTACCTTTGAGGAGGGCAACTATTTTACCCCTGACGTATTGCCTGCGAAGTTCTCATCAGTCAAGTTAGGCACATGGCTGAATGTGTAGATGTCCTCTTTCAAAGCCGTACGCAAGATTTCAGTAGCACTTTCGTCCAGCGTATTCTTCAAGAACTCAGCTCTTGCACTATCGCCTGGTAATTCCAAAAGACCTTCTTCAGCAAGGATACTCATTGCCTCTCGTGCTTCTTCTTGGTTGTCTGCTAACTGCGCACCGTACAATACAAGAATAGACTCTACTGCTTGCTCCTTGTCATTGACACGATTACCCATCAAGGAATTATAAGCATCAATCAAGCTCATTTGTTGCTCATAGTCGCCAATCGCAAAGTGATTGTTGCGATACTCGATAATTGGAATTTGACCAAGGTTGTGAGGGGTTACCTCTTCATTCTGAGTTGTTCCTGAATCTGTACTTCTCAGTACCATGTGATAATGCAGATTTTCGGTAAAGACTTCTGCTTGATACTTAGTAGTATTTTTCGTATCGTCCTTCACTTGATAGTAATAGACCGCAAACAAGGGCTTCCGCTCAATGCTATCGTCGTAGACCATGAAGGTATTTTCTGGATCAATACTAGTTGAGTCCAACTCAGTCAATCCCTCTTTGGCATAGATGTACTCGTAAGCACGACCGTAGATAGCCATGTTCAAAGCATTCTGAGCGTCTACTTGGTCAATCTCAGCGCCATCAAAAGCTGTCAGTAGTTCATCGATATCACCTTCAGCAGTGTTATTGTACTTGATAGGATTGCCCATAAAATAGCCTGTAGCCGTGTCTGCAATATCCTTTGCATGATTGGCTACCGTCTTGTAATTGGGTGCGTTCTCGTTTCGTCTCTTGTGATTTAAGATAGCATGCTCACCCAAGTAATAGCTTTTAAGTTTCTTTAAACGTGAGTCTTCAGTGCTATGTTTCGTTATTAATTTGTAAATCAGGTCTTTCTTCAAAGAACCCTCATCATATCCATCTCGTGGATAGGTTAAATATTGGTACATGTCTTTCCTCTCTATAGGCCATAATCAGAACGTCTGCGGACAGTTGCTTTCCCACTCTCAATACATTGAAGGCTATAACGTAGCGCGTCCATCAAGTGGTTATTTTTATCTTCTGGCTTATTCAACCAATTACCTTCTTTGTCACGCTGGTAGCAGTAACTATAAAATTCATCCATGATATGTTCACAACTCGGATGCACATAAATAGCGTATCCTTGTAACTTGGACACGCCTGCCATAATACTATCCTTACCTTTCCGACTCTCTTTTATTCTAGATATGCCATGCTCTGACCTGAGCTCCTCAATAAGCCGTGACTCTGCGCTATCTGCAATGATTGTCGAGCGATGATACCCTTTATCTTTTATCATCTTCGCAACTTCTTTGGTTATCAATCCGACTTTATACGCCTCATCAAAGACATAAATCTCTTTCGTCGTGTCATTTATCAACGAGCAGCACAAAGCAGTTGGATCGTGAGTAAAACCAAAGTCAAGGCCGATACATAACTTATTAGCTGAATCTCGTAGTAATTCATCCTTATCAAAATCCTTTACAGTTACATTTTCATAGATTAAACCTTCAGCAACTCCCCATTCGCCATCACATACGATTCTAGCCCGTCTTGGATTTGTGTGATACAAATCTTCATAACGCTTGATATCGACTTCATCCAGCCACTCATTGCATTTATAAGTAGTCGTAGTAGCAAATGTGTCAGCTCGTCTCGTATCTTCATCAAAGAAGACACGCTTGAGCCAGTGCCTTTCATTCCACGGGTTAAATGTGACTGTGATTTGTTTAAAGAAATCAGGTACATCTAAGCTACCACGGATTGACTCAACAACCGTACTGAACTTGTCTTCAGTCTCAATTTGGTACGCTTCCTCAAACCAGGCCCAACAAAGACTACCAACATCGACCGTGATAGATGTGATTTTTAGTTCATCATCTAGACCACGAAAAAGAATTTTCTGTCCTGTCTCTTTGACAGTTATTTCAGGTAAAGACTCGTTGAACTTAAATTTATGAGCGACTTTCAGTTGGTTAGCTGCCCACTTAAAGTCCGTATAAGTTGATTGCTTATTTGTATTTGAGTATCTACGAATGACAAGCAAGTTAGCCCAGGGATATTTCAAAAGACGAATAACATAATTCAAAGCGGTTGTTTTCGACTTCTTCGAACCACGGGAGCCTTTTACAACTCGATAGAGATTTCTTGAACGCCAGAACTGGCCGTATCCAACTCCTACTGTCTTAGGTAGATCTACTACAATATCGTTCTGTTTAATCTGGTATGTCTGACTCATTCGCAAACACCACCGTTCCAGAAACGTCTGCATCTACTTTATCTGTCCACATCTTATGTCGTTTACCTAACAATTCAAGAGCTTTATTCCTATCGCTGTTCTTTGTTGGGTATTCGACAAGTTGAGGGATTTCATTGTAGACTTTTACAGACTTACCAGTCACGGGATCAGTCATCAATTCAGCTACTTTTGTCGTGACTACTATCGTTTCTTTCGCTTGTCCCGACGCGATTTCTGACAGCATCACAAGAATTTGTTTTTGAGTTAAGATTTTTTCATCTTGCAACTCCTCCATTCGATTTTTGATGTAATCAGAAATTCCGACATTATCCAACAATTCAGAAGATCTTGCTTTAGCATATTTCTCACTATATCCTGCTTTTAAAGCTGATTGATAAGCATTACCTGAGATGATGTACTCATCTGCGAATCGTCTTTGTCTTTCATTCAATTTTCCATCACCTCCTTTCACAATAAAAAAAGCCACACGATGTGTGACCTTTTCAAGACCTCTCATTGCGAATTAAAATCGCAATTGGAACGACAGGACTCGAACCTGTGACATCTTAATTCCCTAAACAGGACTTAATCCGTCTACCATATATCCATTAACCAGCATGAGACTACTGCTTTAAGCGAGTGACTTTTGATAACTTATTGTTTATTATCTTGTCCACAGGCGATGACTTTTGCTTTTTTCGAATTTTTTCTATCTTGAATAGCTTTAAAATATAAAAATCATCTTTCATCTATCACAGACACGCATCGCCATGTGTTTCATTCTCTTTTGAAGAACAAAATGCACAGCGCCTGCTTGTTATCGATTGTTTTGCGGACAATCAACTCACCTTACATACTCTTGGGAGGCGCCCAATTTTTGTAAGATATGGTATTAAGCTCTTGTTGCACCTCGAACTAAATACCTCTTTCCTCTTATAGACTCGTCTCACAGCCAAACTGCCACGTTTGTATTTCCTCAGCACCTTGCCGTCGGAATCTGTCTGCTTTAACTTCGCCTACCTATTCCAAAACTGAAATAGTTAAGATTAAATTGCTTAGATCGACCATTGCTGGCAGGAAGTTTGATAGATTTAAAAACATCCTTTTCCTGAGTTACCACAGATTATCTAGGCTAAGCCCTAAAAATGCAAGGCGACTACTACCTTGCGTGTTAATTAGAAATTACTTATTTCTTTTTTATTTTTGTGTAGTCATTAACGGCGATGCCCGGAATCGAACCGAAGGAAACATAGGAGAGAAACCACTTACCTGTCACCGCCAAAGAGGCCGAAGCCTCAGAATATAAGGAGTCATCAATCCAGCTTACCGCTTTTTGCTGACAATACTATTTTACCATGCAAAACAAGCCATTTCCTAGCAATTTACTTGCAAATGTCTCCCAAAAATTTACGAAAGACAATCAGCTTACCTTTTCGATAGGCTTCCGCAAATTCCAAAGCACCTCTGCTAAGCATGCGATAGAACTCACTTTCAGAATAGCCTAAGTCCATATAGATAGCCTTATCTGATAATTGGATTTTCATATCCATGTACTTCTTTGCTATAACCTGCCGAACATATGGATCCATAATGCAGTTGACAGCTCTCTCAATTTCCAAAACCTCTGCCTCTGCATCCACATGTTCGATAACCATATTCTCAGTAGCTGCATTCTTACCAGTGAATGTCTTTGGTTCAAATGAGTAGGTCGTTGTGATTTTAGGCAAATACTCAGCGCCTGCCATTCGGACATACGAGCGATAACTCTCTAGAACGTCATATACATTTTTTTTGGTAAATTGCACGTCAACTCTTTTTAATAACCTCACAACATCGCTCCTTTATGATATAATATTTTTATCGGAATATCACAAAGGAGTCAGCTGTGCTGGCTTTTTTTATTTTATTCTTTATTCGTGATCACACTACCTGCACCGTTAACAGTGACCCAGCCATGCTTATCTCGGGCTTCTGCTTCTTTCATCCGGATAAGATTGTCTGTGATTGAGTCTGACTTAGCTTTGTTGGCCTTGGCTTCACCTTCTGCTTTGATGATGCCTGCGTCTGCTTCGGCTTGAGCTTGAACTTTCTTGGTATCGGCTTCAACTTTAGCTTTTTCCTGCTCCTGTTTTGCAGTGTCGATTTCTTTTTGTTTTACAGATTCATTTTTGATTGCTGCTTCAATTTCATCGCCTGCATCTTGGTCTGTGATGGTAAAGGATACAAACTCCAAATCATAAGACTCAAATTTTTCTTTGAGAGCTTTATCAATCATTTCATAAACTTCAGTACGCTTATTACCGAGAATATCGTAAATATCGTAATTTCCTGTTACAGATTCTATAGCACGCTGAACAGCAGGAGATACTACGCTATTATTCACGTTTTCTAAGTCTGTGTAATTAGAAAATACCGTCATGGCTTTTTCCTTATTGACACGATATTTCACATCGATATTAGTGTTGAGCCACTGACCATCTTTAGTCTGAGTCGTGATTTTCTCCATTGTTTTTGTTTGAACAGATGTCGATAAGGTGTAGACTTTATCAATAAATGGCATTTTTAGATGATATCCTGTTTGCAGGGTATTTTCTTGCACACCTCCAATTGCGCTAACCTTAACTCCAACTGTATTAGCCGGGATACGTTTCACAGCCGTGAGACGAAAAATCCCAAGTGAAGCAACAGCTGCAACTGTAATGATACCGCCCTTAGCAAGTTTTGTAAGTGTCGTTTTTCCTGTTTCGTGATTGTATTGTGTAAACATTGTTTTTACTCCTTTTTTAAATTATTTTTCCATAAGTATGTTGTCAATTATTTCTGGGTCCATTTGATAGCCTCCAAAAGTTCAGGGTTCTCGTAGATGTTGCCAATGATTTCTTCATGCTCAGTCCACGCATATCCTTCTCTCAAGTCTTTTAGGTATACAGCTGGCATTCCTCCAATATACGTACCGCCATATTCTTTTTCTATATAGACTTCGTGAAGGCATCCTCTTGTGCATTTGATAATATCTCCGACAAAGACCTCCTTACCATTCTTATCTTTGAGTCCTGTTGATTGCATGAGAATCAATTCTGATTTTTCGATAGGAATAAGAAGTTTGCAGTCCGATGTTGGTTTTTCCATGTTGCAAATCAAGCCGTTATCTGTGATAAAAAAATGTTCTACGAATTTCTTTTCTACGCTATCCCACAATCTATACTTCGGTATCATGCAAATCCTCCTCTTTGACGAACGAGCCGTCTACCATCTTGCCTTTACGGTCTTTAATCTCGTTCCAAGCCATCTGGAAGCACTCAGCAATAGACCAGCCTTTCTGCTGACAGTAGATGGTCAGCACTACCAAGATGTCACCTACGGCATCCTTACCCTCATCATCTCGCTTCTTGAGATGTGCCTGCGCCAATTCGCCTGCTTCCTCAAATAATTTTAATGCTTGAGCCGTGCTATTGTCGGGATTGTCTAACCCTCGCTCTTTCGCCCAATGCTCAACATGATGCGCTAATAGTTCCATGTTTGTTGTCATAACATCACCTCATCTCCAACTTTTACTTTCTCCCATTGCTCTTTAGTGACCACGAAAATCCCATAATCTCTGATAGTCACTGTATACAACTTCCCATGTCGTCCTTTCTCGACGACCTTACCAAATATCTCAGCGCCTTGGTTATCAGCTTTGTAGATAACCATAGGCTTCTTCTCTTCCAAATCTCGAATCCTGTCCATCTGCCAGATGTTTAGTCCAGCGGACAATAAAATCCAGATAGCTATGAATCGTTTCATGTTTACTCCCTGTAATAGTTATAAATTTCAATAGCTGGAATTGATTCATTATTAGTTGCAGAAGTAATTATTAACTCGCTTCCCACTTTTTTATGAAATTCTAACAACTCCTCTATCGAATTGATTTCGATAAAATGCCCCTCTGCACCGTTCGGGAATTCTCTTTGTATTCGACCTTTAGACGCTTTATGATTAACTCCTTTAGAAAGCCAAGTGCCTTCTATCCTAGAAAACCGCTTATCAAATTCTTCAAATGTCGAACAGGTTCTAACTTCTCTTTTTGTGTATTTTTTAATTGTGGTGTTAGGAATTTGTTTTTCAACTTCCCCTGACGTACTCGTTAATAAAAATTCCATCTACTTCACCTCCTCGATTTTAACAAATAAGATTTTGCTGGGATTGAGCAACACAATCCCACTACCAAGATTGATTTCAAGAAGCCGCTTGTTTTCAAAACGAAATTTTAATTCATTGATAAAATCCTTTTTATCTGTTTTGAATTCTATTTGCTCGCCTCTAGTTCCAACGATAAACGTTATTTTCTGCACCGCTCAACCTCCTCAATCTCAATCCCTGGGCAATCGAATACCCAGCCGAAGCCAGCTTCTTTGAGTTCTTTGCGGGTGTGAAATGCATGAATATATTTCGTATCACAACTGCTATCCATGAACCATTCATTTCTTGGTGCATAGTAATTCAAGAATGCGTTATCTTCTTCAACTCCTTT